GCTGTCAATGTCCTTAGTTACTACCATCCAAATCGTGTTGTGATCTAAGGTTGTCTCTATGTCCAATACGATACGCTTCATATTCTGCTTTCAAGTCTTCATAGTGGTGAATGAGTAACTGATACTTGTCCTGCATTTCATAGTACTTAGTCTCCAAGTCCAACATTCTACCAGCTATTGTGTCTAGGTCAATCATTCTTTCCTCTGTATGTTAGTTCAGGGCAATGATACAGTGTACCCCTCCAGTCAGTATGGTAGGCAGTCTTTACAGGGTCTGCTGCGGTTACTAGTAATATATTCCTCTTACGTTCCTTAGCTCTTCTCCTGTAAGCATTAGCCTTGTCTCTGTTGGCTTTAGCCCATGCTCGTTGTTTCAGCCTATTTCTCTCCTTACGGGCTTCAATGATAGCATCAGCTTCGTCTTGATTCTCAACATTCTTAACCCACTTGCTCATGCTTGCCCCCTTGCTCGGATGGCGGTAGCGCAAGCATCAGCAACGGCCATATCTTCATCATTAAATGCTTCTCGTTGGTCAAAAGTTTCACACACTTTTGCACACGACTCACGCTCGGCAGAAGCAACAAGGGCGGCAAAGCGTTCAAATTCTTCGTGCATTAACCAGTTTTCATTTAATAAAAAACCAAGGTCAGCCTCTCGTGCCATGCGAATAATGTCTTCTCTGTTCACTTTGCAGCCTCCATGTACAGCCCCACGTTACCTAGTGCATAACCAATGAAGGCTATGCCTAAGCCAGTATTACCTTTGTAGAGTAAGTCCACAGCTACTACAGTATAGACCACTCCAATAATTGCAATTAGAATACTACTCATTTATCAATCTCCATATCAGGTTGAATCTCTTGTCCTAATCGTTGAATTTCAGCTAAAGCTTCTTCACGTTTATCAAAAGCTTTATCACGTTCTTTATCACCCTTGTCACGACCAAAGATCATGTCCCATCGAGCATCGTACTGCTCCTGAGCTACACTTAAAGGATTAGCCCTCTTTTCAGTCATGTTATCAATCTCTCGCTGTACATCTGAGTCTCTCATAGTACCTCCTCTTGCATCTCCACCATGCGTCCAGTATCCATATCATACTTGAGCACACAAGCTGGGCCTGTATAGCCATTGTAACGATTCTTAGCCACTGCAATCTTAGTCATGTGACGTTCATTATCATCTGCTGCCATGCTGTTACGCTCCAATGTAATCACAGCATCACTCAGTTGAGCAATAGCACCTGAGCCTCTGAGCTGCGACAGTGATACGCTACCACCATCCTCATGACCTTGGTTGCCTTGGGGTCTACGAAGGTGACTGACACAGATCAATGTAATCTCTAACTCCTGCACCAGTGTACGAAGCTTCGTCATCATGTTATCAATAGCCTTACGCTCATCTCCATTGTCTTGACCAGATATAACAATACTGATGTGGTCAAGAAAGATAACCCTGCAATCGCAAGCTTTAGCCATGTATCGGATTCTGTTGGCAATGTTGTCAACGTCACTGCTACCGAAATGGTCAAAGAGATAAACACGATTAGTACCAAGTGTTGCATCGAAAGCATCTTTAAGTTCCTTCTCAGTTGTTGGTGTGTCAGGTAAGTGTAGAAGCTTGTTAGCGTGTAAGCTCATGATACTTCGAGCTGTCTTACGAGTGGACTCTTCAAGGAATAAACCTCCAACATTCCAAGTCGTAGTGTTCAGTATATTGAACAATATCTCACGTAGGAATTGACTCTTACCCAAGCCACTACCTGCAGTGACTGTGACTAACTCCGATGGCCTGATACCATACAAGAGCTTATTCAAGCCCTTCCAAGGGTACATAGCCTCAGCCTTAGCCTCAGGTTTAATGACTTCCTCCCACAATGAGGCTGCATTGATGATGCCATCTGGGATGTACACCTCAGCTCTCCACCACTCATTCACAAACTCTTTAGTAGCACCTGCAATGAGGTAGTCACAGGCATCTTTGTAGCCACTCAAATGCTTCACAATCTTAGCCTTCTGACCAAACAGTTCAGCTACTTCCTTTGAAGCCTTCTTACCCGGCTCATCAGCATCAAAGCAGATGACAATGCTATCGAAGGAGTTAAGCCACTCATATTGTGTCTTGCAGTCCTTTAAAGCGGCCTGTGCACCGTTTCTGACTGATACCACAGGGTAGAGGCTACCATTCATCTGAAAAGCTGCTAGAGCGTCAAGTTCTCCTTCAGTGATGGTGACGGCCTTGCCGCCAGCGTGAAAGAGCTGTTGACCGAAAAGCCTAGCATTCGTGAATGTTCCGAGAATGCTGAAAGTTTTGTCTGCCACTCGTCTAAGTTTTGCTGCAACAACTCCTCCGGCATCGTCAGTGTAAGGATAAAAGTGCTGTCCATTATCTTGTGTAACTCCATATTTCTCACAGGTTTGAAGGGTAATACCTCTGTCAGGTATCGATTTAATCTGACCTTTAATCTCTAGCATCTGAGTCTTTCGTGGTGCTATCGCATCTCGCATAACTGACAGTTCATCAGCATCAGTTTCATTGTAGTAAGTATTGCATGAGAAACAATACGTGTGATTGTCATCGTATAAGCCATTGGCATCTGAGCTACCACAGGCATCACAGGCAATATGCTTGATGAGTTTAGACTCAGGCTTAGGTTTACGTACTAGGTTTAGCTTCATTATCTTGAGCCTCCCTAAGTTCTTCTATGACCTTCAATGCCTTCACATCGAGGTAGCCATAGTAGATTTCACCTCTAAGCTGAAAAGCAGTAAAGTCCTGCAACAGTTCAAGACAATCAGCTATCAGTTTACTATCTTCAGCAGTGTCACCAAAGTGTGACGGGAAAGGCCAAGGTTTATCAGGATCAATGTTCATTTTACGTTCTCGTTGTTCACTTGGATAGTACCAGTTTAATTAAAGTTACGATGAAGACAAATATAGCCATTACCATAGCAGTGGATGCTCATCATTCTCTTTGGCTACAACGTATCCACTGTGAACTTTGTGTAAGACAGCCTCAGACACATGAGACATTACCTTATCACGACCATTATTCATAACTAATTCAGCCATACTGTCAATGACAGACCAATACCAGCATTCATACTGTACCAAGTCCATGTCAAAGTCATCATCGTTATTCATCATTTCAATAGACATAAAATTATCCTTTAGGTTAAATGTCTGTTTATGGGCACTTTAAAGTCTTTATAAGTATATTACTTAAATAATACTTTAATAGTGTATTTAACTTCTATGAATCATCCTAGATACTTTGTAGTATCTTTAAAGTAAAGGGTAGCACACAAAGTACAGATTGTCAATGGCCTCCTTCAGTGTTGGTGTCGCTAACGTGACAGTCATCTTGTTCTTCAGCATCAGCACTGTCATCTATATCTTCCGATGATATAAGGTCTTTCCTGTCCTTTGTAGGTAGGTGTGAATCAGCCTGTACAGTCTTAAAACATTGTTGGCATAGGTCAATGAATGTACCCGTTACAGCGTGTTTACGTGTACTTTCATAGTCTGTCAATATCCTATCACAACATAAGCATTTCATACATCCTCCCTGATTTCAATCAAGTCCATTTCATCAGGGTCATAGCCTAGCTGCTCATAGACCATGCTTTCAGCTTCTTCCTCATTGCTTGCATAGACCCATATATCCCTTGTAGGGCTTACTTGATAGCAGTATTCATTCATCATTCTTCCTTTTAAATGGATTAACCTTCACCCATGCTTTCATGTGCACTGGGTGTCCATTGGCATCATAGTTCAGACTGTACATCCCGTCAATGTGCTTGAACCATAGCATCCCCATAGGTGTCTTTATGGGTGTTTCCCTTGGTACGTCATACAGGGGAATTGAAGGTTGTTCAATCCAGTCCTTTAAGTCAATATCTGATAACATGGCATTAATGTCCTTACAAGTTGTGTGGTTATAGTTGCAAAAGTGTTGTTTTTATGCTACAATGGTACATTCTTTGGAGAATTCACCATGAAAGCACCTGAAAGAGCACGTCTCATAAAGATTTATAACCAACTTTATGAACGACTATACCTTGAGGAAGGCTATATTTGTTTTTATTGTAACGATGAAGCTGAAAGTTTAGACCATGTGCCTCCTTTGGCTTGGATTGAAGCATATTCAACAAAAACACTACGTGAAAACAAAATTCCGCTTGCTTTAATTCCTTGTTGTGCTGAATGTAATCGACTTTTGTCAGATCGTCGCCTACTGACTGCAGAAGAACGTTTAAATTTCTTGGAAACAAAATATCAGTACCTTTACACAAAGGTTGTTGCATGGGATGAAGACGAAATAGCTGAGATGGGTCAATCATTTCAAAAGTCCATTAAAAATTATTCCAAGCGCAAGGATGAAATTGCACGTAAAATTCAAGCCATAAAACAAAGGTCTGTAAAGCCTTGGACGTTCCCAGCCTTCACAAATAACCTAGACGATTAAAAGTAGGCTAAAACAGCCCTTTAAAGCCCTTTAAAGGCTATTCTCAAAGTCAATCCCTGCTTGAGTATCTCTCTCAGCTTTATACTTCTTTGAACCCTGCCATTCAAGGTGCTCCCATTGACTGTGTGAGATAACTTGAAGCAGGTCTAAGCCCTGATACATCACAGAGTCTAAGTCCCTGCAGTCCCCGTCTTCGTCAATCTGACATTGGACATCAACGATAGCGAATGAGTCCTCTAATGCCCCTACAAAGTGAAAGGTTATTGTCTCGATTGTCATTGTGTTGGTTCCTTACGTGTAATAGGTTTAGCAAATAGCCACTTGTCACCTAGGTTTCTAATTGACCTTACCCACTTTAGACGATAGCTTCGCCTTACGTGCTCAGGGACATCGTAAGACTTGAATAGTTCACGTGAGTGCTTTAGTAGTTTAGTATTCATTTTAGTTACTGTTTCCCTATATAGCTTGAATGTACATATACTTAGAATAATCCCAAGCTTCTAAGTTGTCAATTATCACTTTACTGTCAGTACTTCTAGAAGCCTCTCTGAGTGCATCCTGAGTGTCAGTGGCCCCAATCATTATGAAACCATAGCGGCCTCTGTAACGGTAGCTTTTAAGGCCTTTGATAGCCAAAGGTTTATTGTATATTTCAGTCATTATTCTTGCTCCTCTTCAGTTTCTTCTTCTTCTTGATAGTGCTCAGCAATTTCAACCCAGTTAACATCAGACACAAAAGCCAGTGCATAATCCCTTGCAACACCCTTAGGTGTGCTGGATTCAATAATCTCTTCTACAAACTCACGTGCTGAGTCTGCAGACCATGTGTCCTCTGACCCGTCAAACATTTCTAGATTGACCCGCCATGTAGCGTAGTTTGTCCAGCCATTGTATGTTTTATCATTGCTCATGTTTAACCTCTTTCCGGTGCTTTGCACCTATAAAGTTAGGCCGTAGCCTGTTACCTGCAACATTGCAGTGCATTAGAGTCTGTCACACTCTAACACGCTGAACTGTCACTCAAGCGACAAGGACATCAAAGTATGCGAGAGCACCGATAGCCAATAGCAGACCGACACCGACTGCACATAAGACATCATAAAATGTTTGTTTGTTCATTATCTTAATTCCTCTGTGATTGTGGTGAATGATACAGGTAAGCCATCGAAGTTATCGGTGTACCATGCAAGCTCATGTTGCACTCTATCCTTAGAGGCACTGGCAAATCCTACAAAGTCACCGTCTACAAAGCCCTCTAGTGAATACGAATGAATCCCGTATTGGTCTTTGTATGTGATGTGAATGAGTTGTTCTTTCATGGTGTTTCCTTAGTTATAACTGTGAGATGCTTCGATTGTCTTTTCTACTTGAGCAAGTGCGTTAGTAGTTTCTTTGAACTGTCTTTCTAATATGATATTTATATCTACTCGCTTAGTTTCCTTAAGACTTACATGGAGGTTGTTGGCACGAATACGCTCAAGGATAGCATTAGAACGATCTTGCAAGGCATAGAGAATGGCGACTAACTCTTGGTCTGTCACTTCTAGTTGAATGGTGTTTGTCATTGTGTGTCCTTAGTTGGTTGGTTGGTACGTATGTTTCTATGCAAACAGTGTGCCAACTTTGTAGTTTACCCCTGACTAACAGGTTATCCACAGTCACTTCTAGAGTGTAACTGTGTAGTTATCCACAGGCTAAATAGTTATCCACAATTTCCAGAGTTATCCACAGGGTGCACTATATTGGTGATAATATGCACCATTTTAGAGCACCTGGTGTGTTAAATGCACCATGTTGGTGATACTTGATAGGACTTCAAAGGGTGCTACATAGCCTCTCACACCTGCTAAATGCGAATGATTCTCATTAACGTTACCTACAGAGTAACTGCAAAGTAAGCACTCACTAACATAAACTAATAAGTACACTTACTACTTTAGAGACACTGCGAAGTAAGTACTCACTAACTTAAACTAATAAGTGTACATATGAGTTTAACTCATAAGTGTACATATGAACTACAGAGTACAAATTGTGACTGCTCAGTCTATAAAGTGACTGGGGGGAGGCCTGCTTAGGTATGATTACTATTGTGGGAGCCTCTGAAGTACACAAAAAAGTAAAACTAAAAAGAACTAATTAGGGACAGATGAAGTAACCATAAGTACTTGATTTATAAAGTAAAAGTAGTGTAGACTACAAAGTAACTAAAATGTAGGTACTTGTGTGTAAGTACAGACAAAACCGTACACCTTAGCAAGGGAACTATAGCGAAGCGTAAAAGTGAACATATATGTGACTGAAATCACATGAAAGTAAAAATATATGTGTACTAGACAATAAAAGCTTGACAAATAGAGAAAAGTATGATACAATATTCTCTATAGGAAATAATTGTGTTTACTAAGTAGCCTGACCCCACTACTAAGTTAAGACTAAGTAGTCTGATATGCACACCCTAGTAGGGGAACATAGTAGTTAAACACACTTAAATAAAACTATTATAAGTATAATTTAAGTTGTATTAAATACATACTTTATAAGTATAATTAATATGTCTTATAACTTAAATATAATGTCTTAGTACTCTATAGTACTATATGTAAAAGTCTCCCCTATAGAGGATAAAGACGATGGAAGTAAAAGATAATGATGTCTCAATGGTTATGTCTCCTAAACTACGTGGTAAGGGCAGACCTCCAAAGACTGACCTTCAAGCTGTTAAGAACAGAACTAAGAATAAGGTAGGTAGACCTGTAGGTGATGCAGGTAGACTTCAAGAGTTCAAGGAGAGGTTACTAGCCACAGGTGGTACTAGAATCCTTGATAAGATGATTCAGATAGCTTTGGATGATGAACATCCCGGACAGATGGCAGCAATTAAGTTAGCAATGGATAGGATATTACCAGCATCAGTGTTTGATACAGCTAAGAGTGGTGGTAGTATGCCTCAGATCAGTATTAACATATCAGGGCTTAATAGTCCTATGGTTAGTACAAATGATGAAGTGATAGATGTATGACTACCTTAGATTTTAAACTGCTTAAATGGCAACAAGATGTATTTAAGAATACTCACCGATTTAAAGTAGTTGCAGCTGGTCGTCGATGTGGTAAGTCTAGATTATCGGCAGTGTCTTTGCTTATTGAAGCACTTAACTGCCCTGAAGGTTCGGCTGTAATGTATATTGCCCCTACTCTGGGACAAGCTCGGTCGATTCTATGGGACTTGCTACACGATCTTGGAAGACCTGTAATTAAGTCAAGTCACGTTAACAACCTTGAGATTACATTGGTTAATGGACGTAAGATCCTAGTGCGAGGAGCTGATAATCCTGATTCTTTGCGAGGTGTCTCACTAACCTATGTTGTGCTAGACGAATGTGCTTTTATTAAGCAGGACATCTGGGAGAAGGTAATACGAGCTTCTTTGTCTGACCAAAAGGGACGGGCTTTGTTTATTTCAACACCAAGCGGCAGAAATTGGTTTTACGATGTCTTTAACCTTGGTAAAGATAATCAAGATGAGGAGTGGAAGTCATGGCACTTCACTACTCAGGACAATGAAACCATTGATCCTAAGGAGATTGAGGCTGCAAAGCGTACATTGAGTTCCTTTGCATTCAAGCAGGAATACCTGTCTAGCTTTGATACCGCAGGTGCAGATGTCTTTAAAGAGGAATGGTTCAAGACTGCTGAGGAACCTCAATTTGGTACATACATTGTAGCCA